CTACTGTCAACGACGTAGCCATTACCGCTGCGACGAAGGCAGACAATATTCGTGACGTGCCTGATATGCACTTCTCGACAGTCGTTGATGGTACAGTCTACATGTGCGAGTCGGTTGATGATGAGTACACCAACGATGGGCGTGCTAAACTTGCTCTTGACACGTTCCTTGCAGTGCTTGGTGCGTCGGCTAAGTCCAAGGACGCTATTGAAACGACGGCGGCGCAGACGCCAAAAGACAGACCGTCTGGGTCACTTTCATCGTAGGGGTAAGACATGGCTGAGCGTGCCTACACAACACTTGTGACGCGACTATCGCCGCACCTTGCGTCGTGTCCGCACCCTATCATCGTCGATCAGATCAGGCTGTCTGCGATTCAGGCGTGCGAGCGCACGCTGATTTACAGGCATGTGCAGACTGAGTTCAACCTTACTCCAAACCAGTTTACCTATACCTACACAAAGCCTGCGAACACAGACGTACATGCTGTGTTTGAGGCAATCATGAACGACAAGCCGCTTGAGCGTCTGACGCTTGAGCAGGCGCTTGAGCGTAACCCCCGCTGGGCAGACGTATCGCAGACTGACGAAGCGAGCGAGCCTAGAATCATCTGTGGCGTGACCACAGAAAGCTACAACATCTTCCCTATGCCCGACGCTTCCAAGACCTACAAGCTGCGGCTGGTGTATGCACTCAAGCCGACACGCGCCTCAACAGGTCTTGAGCAATGGGTGTTTGACGAACTCGAAGACTGTATTTTCCATAATGCACTGCAAGAACTCATGCTGATGCCGAACCAGCCGTGGTCAAACGCTGATGTAGCGGGGTACCATGCAAAACAGTATGTATTCAAGCTGAGCGAGCGCAGAGCGCGTGCTAATCTAGGGACTATGCGTGGCAGCATGTCAGTGCGAATGAAACCGTTTGCCTAAGTGGTGGGACTATGATCAAGAAACATGGTGGAGTATTTGGACGCAACCCGACATTCAACGACGTTGATGTTGAAGGTGACTTGAGCGTAGAAGGTGATCTGATCCTTAACGGTGACACGTTTACGGGATTAGACTACCAAGGCACTTGGGACGCCAGCACCAACACACCTGCGCTCACAGGCGGCTCAGGCACAACTGGCGAGTTCTACATCGTCAGTGTTGCTGGCGCTACCGACCTCGACGGCATTACGAACTGGGCGATTGGCGACTGGGCCATGTTCAACGGCTCAGCATGGCAGCGGGTAGAAGGCGGCGCAAACGGTAATTTTGTTGATCTGAGCGCATCAGGCAACGTCACGCTCTCAGGCGGGACAGCAAACGGCGTCCTGTATCTTGACGGTAGCAAAGTTGCGACGAGTGGAAGTGCGCTGACGTTTGATGGTAATGACCTGACGCAAAGTGGTACAAACGCTGCTGTATCATTGCAAGTCAACACACAAAATGCCGGAGTAAGTGCCAGCAATTATGCAGAGATACAGCTTGCTGATGTAGGCGCTACTCGATCGTATTGGAGAAGTGTCCGTGATGGTTCAGGCGCAACTATTTTTTCTGGAAACGACCATATTCGCTATGCGTTGCTTGGCTCCGAACAAATGCGCCTTAATAGTACAGGGCTTGGGATTGGCACGAGTTCGCCAAGTGTTGATCTGCATGTTTCATCTAGTACAAGCACGAAAGCTATATTTGAGCGCACAGGATCAACAGGTGCGTATATCGGTCTGAAAGATTCTTCTGGTTTATTAACGTATCTTGGTAGCAATAACGGTACGTTTGAATTGCAGACTTCCGGCAGCGGTTACAGCACAAAACTTGCAGTTGACTCCAGCGGCAACGTCGGGATCGGGACGACTTCGCCGTGGTCGCAGTTGACTGTCGGGTCTGGTGGTGCAGCTAATCCGGCATCTACAGTTACGTTTCATAAAGGCACAGCAAGTGAATATCGGCTAAAACTAACTTCTAGCGTATTTAATTCTGATGGTGAGTGGCTTGGGCTAGGCTTTGGGTACTCTGATAACTACATGAAAGCCGCAATTATTGCGGAAGCTAAAGACGCAAATGCTCGAACTAATCTGCATTTTGCTTTGCAAGATTCTGCCAACAGCACAAACGCCAGCCTGTCCGATAGCAAGATGGTGCTAACGTACACCGGCAACGTCGGGATCGGGACGAGTAGCCCTGTCGCAAAAATAAACAGCGTTTTAATTCAAGCGGATAACGCCAGTTCTTCCGATACGACACTCGCAAATAGTTTCTTGCATTTAGGTGGCGGTGAATATGGGTCGGGTAGGTATTTTCTAACTACTTACGGCTACTCCACATCACAGACAAACTCTGGCGCTTACATTGGAGCGTTGGGCGCAAGCGCATTGGGGTCTGGAAAATACCACCTCGTATTTGGAACAAGAGATGTTACGACAGATTCTGCTCCAACAGAACGCATGCGCATCGACACCTCCGGCAACGTCGGGATCGGGACGAGTTCGCCGGGAAACAAGTTGCATGTAAGTGGGTCTGGGGATGTTGCCAGATTTACGAATGGATCAAATAGTGCTTACTTTGCATTAGATTCCGCTGGATTCACGCTCTTTACAGGTGCAGCTCAGACTGGCAATGGATTATATGCAAAAGCATCAGACAATTCTTTGCAATTTTGGACCAGCAGCAACAGCAAAATGGTCATCGACTCCAGCGGAAACGTCGGGATTGGGACTAGTTCGCCAGCCGTCGCGCTCGACGTTTCGGGCGCAATCCGCGCCAGCACAGGAATCCTGTTCGGGTCAGACACGGCAGCGGCGAACACGCTGGACGATTACGAAGAAGGGACGTGGACGGCGACTCTGAAAGGGTCTACTACAGATCCGACAACTCCCGTGACTACGACTGGTCTATACACTCGCGTTGGTCGTCTGGTGACTATTACTGCGTCGTTCGATAATGTGGACACCACTGGCGCTGCTGGCGATGTAACTGTCACAGGTATCCCATTCAACAACAGCACACCATACACGAGGGTGAGCGGTGTTGTCGGATATCTTGGAAACTTCCCCATTACCAACAAATATGCTAGTTGTGCGATGGACGAGAATGCGACGGCCATCTATTTTAACGACATAGCTGGAACAGGTTATGGAGCAGCATTGCAGCACTCTGCTGGCGCAGGACGATACCTGCGATTTGAGATGACCTATTACGCAGCATAACCCCGCTGGCCGGGAAGATCAGAAACTCAAGGTCGTGCTGGATGGCCCGATTGGAATGGAGAATGAAAAATGGCACTCGAAAAAATCGCAGTCGTTGACAAAATAGAAGTGACCGAATCCGGTCACGTCCAAGTCAGAACAGCCACGCGCATCGTGGAGGACGGGGCTACCCTCAGCCAATCCTTTCACCGCCACGTTGTCGCACCGGGGCAGGACTACAGCCAAGAGGATGAGCGCGTCCGCGCCATTTGCGCAGCAGTTCACACACCTGAATTTATCGAAGACTAACACGACAGGAGCAAGCAGCATGATTACATGGTCTATCAACCAACTTGAGCGCCACATCAGCGACGGCGGCGTCATTACGGCGCATTGGGGATGCGTCGCAGCCGACCAAGGCGTGAGCATCAATAACTACGGTTCATGCGGCTTTAGCCCAGACCCGAGCGCGCCGAATTTTGTGCCCTACGACAATCTCACCCAAGACGAAGTGCTTGGTTGGGTCTATACTCAGATCGACAAAGACGCGATCGAGGCAGACGTGCAAGCTCGCCTTGACGCTAAACTCAACCCGACAGTCGTAGCAGGTGTGCCGTGGTGAAGCTCGAACTGACAGTAGACGAAGTGAACGCAGTGCTCGGCGCACTGGGCCAACTGCCCTACGCGCAAGTCGTGAACCTCATCGGCAACATCCGTGAGCAAGCGGTGAAACAAATCAACCCCCCGAAGGTGCAAGTCGATGACAACCCTTACGAGTGACACGATTGTAGCAGAAAACACCTTCACTGACGCTGTACGGCTTGAGGGGTACTTCAACTTGAGCATCAGCGGAACGATCAGTGGAACGTCAATCGTTACAGTACAACGTAGTATGGACGGCTCAACGGACTGGAAAGACGTTGATACCTTCACCAAAGCAACCGAGGACTACGGCTACGAGCCAGAGTTCATGTACTATCGTGCAGGTTGCAAGACAGGTGAGTTCCAAGCGGGTAACTCAATTGTTATCCGCATTGGGCGGGAAGACAAAGCACGATGATATACTTCAGCGATAGCGAGTTCAAATGCGGGTGTGGCTGTGGGCTTGGTATTGAGTCCATGCAGGAGAGCACGCTTGAATTGCTGGAGAACTGTCGTGCGTTTGCAGGTGTGCCGTTCATCGTCACCAGCAGTATCCGCTGTGTTAAGCACAACAACACTGTGGGTGGTGGAGATCGGTCGGCGCATCTGACTGGTCATGCCGTTGATATCAAAGCGATTGACAGCAATACTCGCCACAAGATTCTGAACGCTGCCTTTCGCCTTAGAGTGCCACGGATCGGTATCGCCAAGACGTTCGTACATCTTGACAACTCACCTTATCTAGCAGCCGATGTAGTGTGGCTGTACGGGAGTAGATCATGAACCCGCTGATCCCAACGCTGATTACGTCAATCGTCAAAGTCATTGCTGACCGAACAAGCAAAGACAATCTCAAGCATCCCACAACGATTGCAGCAGCGGGTACAGCGGTTGCAGCCATTGCTGCACCAGAAGCATTACCTCCTGAGTCACCCGAAGCCCTGATCACCCAAGCAGTCCTTGCTGTGCTCAGCGTCATTCTGTTCTTCTACCCACCAAGGAAGTCCGACAATGCCGGAAAAGCATGACGTGATCGAGTATCGCCTTGGCACTCTCGAAGCAAGTGTGACCGAGATAAAGAGCGCCGTAAGCAGCATCGACAAAAGCCTTCAGAAACTGACGAGCCTCGAAGAGCGCCATCAGGAAACACGCGACGCACTTAATAGAGCATTTACTCAGATCGAAGATCATGAGGTTCGCATCCGGCACGTTGAAAAAAACGAACCTGTGACAAGGCTCGTTCGCAACTGGATCATCGCAGGAATCACTGGGCTGATCGGTATGGTCGCGCTCGTTCTTGTGAGCAAGTTCTGATGCTTATTCAGCGGACGTTGGTGACAGTAGGTTTCATCATCGCATTTCCGGTTATCGCTGTCTTTGTCGCCACAGCGATGTTCTTCGGTGGTCTTCGGGCGATATGGTGTGACAAGTAATAGGAGCGTATCATGAAAGAGTTCAAGGCATGCAAAGGGTGTCCAAGTCCCGCCAAGTGCAAGAAGATGGGCAAGTGCATGAAGAAGATGGACAAGTACGAAAAAGGCGGGATGGTCAAGATCAAAGGCAAGAACTGTTGAGGAACTGGCATGGCAGGAATCAAGCTCGACAAGTTTTCGGGCATCGCTCCGAAGATATCACCTGAACTCCTGCCTGACAGATTCGCGCAGATTGCGAACAACTGCAAGCTAATTTCGGGGGACTTGGTTCCGTTCCCCCAACCGTTCCTATCAGCGTCACAGTTTGCCGTACAAGAGTTTGATGTACCACTGGGTACGACCACTACCACCTACAATGCCCAGACGTTGTTCGGACTCTACGATCCCAAAGACTCAACACAGCGCAGATGGCTGCTGTTCAAGAACGACGCTGACGTTGTTGTGTACTCCGGTGCCGACGATGACGAAGGCAGGTTCTACTACACAGACGGCGAAGGTGCGCGGGTCAGTACCTACCGACTTATTGAGAACAACTGGATTCTGATTGCTGCACAGTTCCCAGTGTATTCATCGTACAAGGACTACGGCTGGTGGCTGGCGCTTACTGCTGATCAATCAAGCGTAAGCTTTCCCCTCTACTATGACCTTGGGCTACCCATCCCGCCCAACGACGCCAAGCTGACTACTGAGATTGTCAGTTACGAGCCACCCGCTGCGTTCAAGTTCTGGCGGGACGCCAACGGCACAGTGACCGTGAAGTCGTACAACCTCACAGGTACGGATCGTGTTATCGGTGACGGGTTCCTGACTGTCAACTTCAAACGAGAAAGCAACGTCGGAACGATCCTCGTCAGTGGTTACGATCATGGGCTGACAGGCGGTGAGTCTGTTCGCTTGGATTACCCAGACGGTACGACCAAGACTGTCACGGTACTATCGGTTCCTGACACCAAGACGTTTACATTTTCAGACTCTGGTGCTGACTTTGAGTCTGTGCTAGTAGTTGTGCGCTACGGGCAGTCCATAACCACACAGTCAGAAATTCGTTTCGGCACTATCACGGTCAAGATCACTGAACTCTCTGCGCTAGGTTCCGATATCCTTGTGCCTCATGGTCTTAAAGACCAGTCGCCTGTGACGATCACAGGTATGTCGTATTATGTGGCTTCTTACACTAAAGACACCACCACAACACTGACCATTACGCTTGCCAATCATGGGCTACCCAACGGTGCGCAGGTTGTACTGGATAGCTTCACTGGTGTAGACCCTACCAGCCAAACGAACTTCCCCGGACAGTACGAAGTCCAGAACGCTACGACCAACACGTTCAAGATTACTTTCTCGCCGCCGTACATCGCTGCGCTGTCGGGTACTTGTCATATCAATCTGGCCTCGCTCAACACCTTGAGCGCACCGATTACAGTCATCGACGAGAACACCTTTACCTACTTTGCTCCGGGCTTTGAGATCGGAGCAGAGTCTGACTTCAAGACTCCACCCACAAATGCCAAGATCACTTACGGTGCTCAGGCAGAGCCACGCACCTACGTCTATACCTACCTCACACCATGGGGTGAAGAGTCTGTACCGTCTAAGCCGTCTGACGAAATCCTTGTCACCGAGGCGCAGCCCGTTATCGTCCGCAATATCCCGACCGTACCGCCTACTGGAAAGAACTTTATCAGTGGTGTGCGGGTCTACCGTACTGTCGCGTCTCCGTCTGGTACTGACTACTACAGACTTGCTACCTGCTGGTTCCCGAACCAAGTAGCAGGCTACTCGCGCACCAGTAACGTCTCACGGATCATTACCTACAGCCCCCATAACCTCGCCAAAGACGACAGGTTTAGGCTTGTGGGTGTGACTGATTCCTCGTTCAACGTGACTGGGTTCGAGAGTCCCGCTGTTGTCGTGTCCAAGGTCATTGACCGACAGACATTTGAGTTTGCCCAGACGGGTGCAGACGTACCGGAAACCGTATTTACTGTCACAGGACAGCTATACCTCGACGTGTCCGAAGACCAGCCCAACAAGACAGCCCGTTACTGGGGCGATCCCGAGACGGGCACCTATGACTTCCGCGATGACTTCAACGCACGCGATCTGTCACTGGTCCTTGAGTCCACGGACTACGCACCACCACCTGAGAAGTTGACAGGACTGACTGCAATCCAGAACGATATTATGGCTGGGTTCGTCGGGCACGAACTCTACTTCTCCGAGATCAGGAAGCCCCACGCTTGGCCTGTAGACTTCAGGCTGCGACTCGACTATGACATTGTTGGGCTTGTGCAGGTTGGCGGGGAGTTGCTGGTTCTGACCGATGGCTATCCCTACGTTGTTTCAGGTAACGATCCTGAGACGATGGTTCCAACCAAGTTGGATGCGCTGTACCCATGCGTGTCCAAGCGCAGCATTGTCCGTATGCCATATGGCGTCGTCTACGCTACCTTTGACGGTCTGGCTGTCTACAATGCCGGGTCTGCTACCCAGCTTATCACGCAGTATGCGTTTGACGCTGATGCCTTCACGAGCATTGATGCGTCAACAATCATCGCCATGACGTACCGAAAT